CAACCTGTCCAGGGCCAACCTGTTCGGGGCCAACCTGTTCGGGGCCAACCTGTTCGGGGCCAACCTGTTCGGGGCCAACTACATTGAAAAGGCAAAAAATTTATTTTATCCCATTGCCTGCCCGGAAATCGGCGCTTTTGTCGGCTGGAAAAAGGCAAGGGTCAAAACCAGCGGTCATGAGTGCATTGTAAAGCTGGAAATTACCGAAGATGCCGTGCGCAGTTCCGCAGCAGGCCGGAAGTGCCGCTGCTCAAAGGCAACCGTTTTGGAGATTCAGGATTTAGAGGGGAATGTATTGGAGCAGGCCGCTGTCAGTGATAGAGACTGCAATTTTTCCTATATCCCCGGAACGGTAGTTTCTGTGCTGGATTTTGACGAAAACCGCTGGAACGAGTGTAGCACGGGCATCCATTTCTATATCACCCGTGAGGAAGCGGTGAGGCATATCTTATGAAAAAGCTGACCCGCGAAGAGCGGCGGCGCCGGAGCCAGAGGCGGTTGCAGCTGATTACATATCTCCTGTTTCTGATCTTGCTGCTGGCGTGGCTGGGAAGCTACCTGATTATGACAGTGGAGGCAGAGCCGCCCACCCTGCACAAGATGGCGCCCGCCGCAGAGGACGGCAGTCTCCCCGGCGACGATACCCCGGCCACCACTCGCTGTTATCTGACAGGGGAAGAGATGGAGGCCGCCGAAAATGAGCTGATCGAAGCCGCTTTGTTGGCCCGGTCTCACAAGCTGGAAGGTGCCACCATCACCTTTTATTGTTGCGAGGAACGGCCTCACATCTGCGGGACTGGGACAGGCATCACCGCCAGCGGACGGCGCGTGACTCCGTATGTGAGCTGCGCCGTGGATACGGACATTATACCGCTGGGCAGTACCATCATGATCGAGCACAACGGCGGGATGGTGTATCTGAGAGCCGATGATACCGGTCCGGCAGTCAAGGGGGACCATATTGACATTGCCGTCAAGGGACACTCAGAAGCTTTATCCTTGGGCGTCCAGACGGCGGACATTTGGTGGTGCGAAGAATGAGGGGAGATCGATATGTACCGCTGTGAAACCTGCGGAGCATCTTTTGACCAACCGTTTATAAAAATCAGCGCAGAAATTATTGATTGGGATGGAAACCGGGAAAAGCACAAGAAAGTTGTTTGCCCAATCTGTTTTCTGCCGTATTTCAAGGAGGAAACCGATGAACGAACTGATTAAGGTCGTGCAGCTCCCAGTTATAGAGGAGCAGCTGCGATCTATGAAAGAGGCCGTGGACAAGCGCGTAGAGGAGGCGCTGTCCCTGGTATGCACAGAAGAAACTATCCAAACTGTAAAAAGCGCCCGGGCGGAACTGAATAAGGAGTTTCAGGCGTTGGAGGAACAGCGCAAAGAAGTCAAAAAGGCCGTGCTTGGCCCCTATGAACGGTTTGAGGCTGTCTACAAAGAGTGCGTCAGCGACGCCTTTAAGACAGCGGACGCGGCATTAAAAGGCAAGGTGGAGGCCACCGAGCGCGAAATCAAGCAGCGCTGCGAGGACGGCCTGCGGGAGTATTTCGCAGAGCTGTGCGCCGCCGAAAGAGTGGATTTTGCCCGGTATGAGCAGGCTGGTATTGTTGTGGATATGGCGTCCGCCAAGCAGAAAACGCCCAAAAAGCTGCGGGAAAAGTTAGCGGATTTCGTGGCCGGAATCGCACGAAACATGGAACTGATTTCCGGTATGGACGATGCTGAGGAGATCATGGTGGAGTTCAAGCGGTCGCTGGATGCTCCGGCAGCCATCTCCACTGTGCAGGAGCGGCACCGGCGCATTGAGGCGGAGAAGGAGGCCCAGGCGCTCCGAGAGGAGCAGAGAGCGCGGGAGGCTGAGGCAGTGGCGAAAGTGGAGGCCGCTGCGCCTCCGGTCACAGAGCCTCCTGTGGAGTCTGAGAAGGTCTACCGTTGTTCCTTCTCCGTCGTTGCCACCAAAACGCAGCTGAAAAAGCTGAAAGATTTTATGATTCAGGAGGGCATCCGCTATGAGTAACGAGACCAAGAATACTGCAGCTATCGCAGAGTTTGAGGGGAAGAACAACGTGGCCCGCCCTGTTGGGGCGGAAATGGCGGCCAGTCGGGAGGCGCAGGAGGTCCAAGTGGCTATGATTGCCGCCAAGAAGTTCCCCCGTGACGAAGTCGCCGCCTACAACCGAATCCTGCAAGATTGCCAGCGCACCAGTCTTGCGGAGAAGGCCATGTACGAATATCCGCGCGGAGGACAGGTCATCACCGGACCATCTATCCATCTGGCCCGTACCCTGGCAAGAGGCTGGGGAAATGTAGATGCCGGTTTCAAGGTACTGGAGCAGACAGCAAAGAAATCCACCGTTATGGCATACTGCTGGGATTTGGAGACCAACTACCGGGAAACAAAGGTATTCGACGTTCCGCATATTCGAGAGACAAAGAGGGGGGCCTATCCCCTCACGGACCCCCGAGATATCTATGAGATGGTAGCCAATCAAGCTGCCCGCCGCGAACGCGCCTGCATCCTCTCGGTCATTCCCGGCGATGTGGTTGATGCAGCAGTCGGCCAGTGCAATGTGACTCTCACTGGAAATGCGAAGATGCCGCTGGTGGACATGGTGAGAGCGCTTGTGAAGAACTTTCAGGAGCAGTACGGCGTGACAGCGGAGATGCTGGAAGCTTACATCGGCTGCAAGAAAGAAGCGTTCTCGCAGCAAAGTGTTATTCGCCTCAAGAATGTCTACAACGCTATCCGGGATGGTTCGGCCAGTGTCGAACAGTATTTCGATATGTCCATTGCCTCCTCTGTTAAGCCGGAGAAATCAGGTTCCGAGAGCAATGCTGATAGCGCGACTGGAGACGGCGGCAATGAACAGGTAAACCTCGATGACCTATAACATCATCTCCACCGGCTCTAAGGGGAACGCCGTGGTGATTAACGGCCGAATTCTGATTGACTGCGGCGTACCCTTCAAGGCCCTGGAACCGGTCAAGAAAGACCTGCGGCTGGTTTTACTGACCCACATCCACAGCGACCATTTTAACCCCCGGACGGCGCGGGCACTTTCAAAAGAGCGCCCCGCCCTCCGATGGGGGTGCTGCGAGTGGATGGTCGGGCCGCTGCTGGAGGCCGGGGTGGACAAGCGCCGAGTTGATGTGATATCCCCATACAACTCAGATGATGCAGCTTTATACAAAGGTTTGGCTGTTGTACGGCCGGAGTTCATTCCTCACAACGTTCCGAACTGCGCATGGCACATCTTCGATGGGAAAGAACACCTTTTCTACGCCACGGACACCGGCACGCTGGAGGGCATTGAGGCCAAGAGTTACGACCTCTACATGATAGAGGCGAACCACACAAGAGCCGATCTGGAGGCCCGTATGGAGGCCAAGCGAGCCGCCGGAGAGTTCTCCTATGAGTGGGCCGCCGCACAGAACCATTTGAGCAAGGAGCAAGCTGAGGAATGGCTATACCAGCAGATGGGGCCGAATAGTCAATATATTTTCCTGCATCAGCACCAGGGAAAAGGCGGGTGAACTGCTTGGAACGTGACCAATTTACCTTTTACCGCAGCTTCTGGGAGGCGTTAAAAGTGCTTCCGAAGAAGGACCAGCTTCCCTTTGTGACGGCGATTTGTACTTATGTGTTCGAGGGAGAAAGCAAGCCATTAACAGGACAGGCATCCGCTTCCTTTTTGCTTGTAAAACCGATACTTGACAAAGCAAGCAAAAAGGCAGCAAACGGGAAGCGAGGCGGAAGCAAACCGAAAGCAAACCGGAAGCAAACGGAAAGCAATATAGAGGGAGAGATAGAGGTAGAGGGTGAGGTAGAGAGAGAGGAAGAGAATCAGAACGATAGTTATATACCCCCTACCCCCTCTGCAACGGAAGGGGCTGCCAAAAACTATTGGGGGTTTGACCAGTTTTGGGATGTTTATCCCAAAAAGTCAGCCAAGAAAGACGCTTTTGACGCTTGGAAGCGGGTAGACCCGGATGAAGGGAAGGTAAAGCGGATTCTGGAGGCTGTGAAACAGCAAAAGCTGTGGCCGCAGTATTCCGGGGAGAACGCAAGGTATTTTCCAAGCCCGTCAAAGTGGCTGGATGGCGGTTGCTGGGATGACGAACCATTGGCCGGGGAGGAGGACCCGTATGCCAAGTTTACCTGATGTCTCCGCCTGGCTGCTCTACGATGAGACCGCCATGGACACGCGGAAAGCGTTGTGGTTTGTGGCGGACGCCCAGGATGTGACAGCCCTGGACAACCAGAACGCCGTTTGCCTTGCCTACGGAGCGGGCTTTGAGAACTTCCGGGATGCGGAGCCGTTTCTGAGTGCCTTCCCATCTGTGTTTCTGGCTCTGTCCGACCGTGATACGGCGGAAGCCGTGGCGGACGCCCTCAAAGAATACACGCCATCTGTGGCCGTGCTGCTGCCGAAGGAAGGGGCCTTCGGGAAATGTTCCCGTATCCGGGACGTGCTGGCTTCCGGCGGGAGAAAGGCCGTGGATCATCTGTTGCTGGGCGCCGTGGAACAGCCCATGGACGGCCTGCTGGACCTGGCGGACGTGGAGCGGAGGGACCCCGGCGCATCCGTCGCCGTCATGTCCGGTCTAAAAGCACTGGACCAGTCCATCGGAGGCTTTGCCCCATCGGAGCTGTCCGTGTGGACTGGAAAGCGCGGCAGCGGCAAGTCCACGCTGCTGTCCCAGCTGCTTCTAAACGCCATCGACCAGGGCTTCCCGGTCTGCGCCTACTCCGGGGAGCTGTCGGCCTGGCGCTTCAAGCAGTGGGCTATGCTGCAGGCCGCCGGGGCCGGGCATATCGAGCCGAAGCGGGACCCGGTGTCCGGGAAGCTGTATTACTACACGCCGAAGGAGATCGCGGACCGGATCGACGGTTGGTGGAAGGGAAAGTTTTTCCTGTACGACAACCGGGTGGCTGGTGCTGGGGACGAGGACAGTATCATTTCCGTGTTCGAGTATGCTGTTCGCCGGTTCGGCTGCTGTGTATTCCTTGTGGACAATCTGATGACCGCCCGATTCAGCGACCAGAGCGACAAGGACTTCTATCGGGCGCAGAGCCGGTTCACGGGGCGGCTGGTGGAGTTCGCCAAGAAAAACGAGGTGCACGTGCATCTGGTAGCACACCCCCGGAAGGGCGACAACGACAAAAAGAAGCTGCTGACCGCGGACGACATCGGCGGGTCGGCGGACATCACAAACCGGGCGGACAACGCCTTTTCGCTGGAACGGATGGAAGAAAAGGATATCGCGGCCTATGGGTATGACGCCGGGCTGAGCATCCTAAAGAACCGGTCCTACGGCTCCACAGCCAACATACAGCTGGTCTATGACGCCCGGTGCCGCCGGTACACAAAGAAGGGAGAAAGCGATGGAGTCTACGGCTGGGAACGCTGACTGGACCGCCTATGAGCGGGAGAAGAAAAAGCTCCAGGGATTGCCGCCGGACGAATACGAGGCAGCCCTGAAAGAGCTGGCAAGGAGGATGGGGATTTGATTTTTGAAATTCCGTATCCGCCCACCAAAAGGGGAAAAGCGGCCTGGAACAAGCGGTTTGGCCTGAATGCGTATTATGCCGGGAAACATTGGTCGCAGCGGAAGCGGGACGCAGAAGAACTCCACTCTCTGGCGCTGTGGTCCATGAAAAAGGCACATATCCGAAAACAGTTCGTCAAAGGCCCTGTCGAAGTCATTTTTCGCTGGAACGATGGCCTGGACGTGGACAATCACGCCGCCATGGGCAAGGCATTTTTAGACGCCATGAAAGGCTACATACTGCCGGACGACAACCGGGAATGGGTGCGGAAAGTTTCTCACGAATTTTGGGAAAACGATAGCATACAGGTGGAGGTAAGGCCCTATGGGCGAACTTGAACAATATCTGGTCCCCATCCGGCGGTATTCAGCCAACCCCTGCATGGATTGCTGCTGTCCGATCAGCCAGTGTCCCTGGCTGCGTGAGGAAAAGCCAGTACCGGGCTGGACGGCCAAGAAACGGACGTTTGTTGTCGGCAGATGCCAGGGCGGTGTAAAGCATTGGGTGACTACATACGCCATCGAGAGCTGCCCAAATTTTAAATAAAACCATAGGAGGCAACGTTTTAAAGGCCGGCCACCTCCAGACGTGGAGGAACGCCTATGGAATATATTTTATCCCTATCTTACGGAAAAGATAGTCTCGCATGTTTAGGGGCCATCGAACAGCTGAGCTGGCCCCTTGACCGCATCGTCCACGCAGAAGTATGGGCCACCGACACCATCCCAGCCGATCTTCCGCCGATGGTGGAATTTAAGGAAAAGGCGGACAAGATTATCCGGGAGCGGTGGGGGATTGAGGTGGAGCATGTCCGAGGGCGGCTTACATACGAGCAAGCATTTTACCGGGTATTGGGAGGGAACAAGCGGCCGGGAGAAATCTACGGATGGCCGTTCCCTAGTGGGCCTTACTGTAACAGCGACGTGAAAATGCCGGGGCTAGATAAGGTCGAGACAAAGGGCAATATCATATACTTGGGCATCGCCGTCGACGAGCCGAACCGCTTTCACAGCCTATCTGACAAAAAGAGAAGTCCTCTTGTAGAGGCGGGCTGGACGGAAGCTGATTGCCGCTGCTGGTGCGAGGGCCAAGACCTACTGTCTCCAATCTACACAACAGCCACGAGGGGAGGCTGCTGGTTCTGCCATAATCAGAGCGTGGGGCAGCTTCGGCTACTCCGCAGGAACTACCCGGAGCTGTGGGCGCTCATGCTGAAATGGGACAGTGACAGCCCGGTGACGTTCAAGGCGGACGGCCATACCGTACACGACTTTGACCGGCGCTTCCAGATGGAGGACGATGGGCTGATCTACCAAGACGATAAAATTTTCCGATGGTCAATGCTAAATGAGGAGCTGAACTATAGATGGTTTTGAGCGACGAAAAACGCGCCCTGCTGGGCGATCAAGAGGCGGCCAAGCGGCTGACGGATGCGGGGGTGCTGCTGCCGTGCCCTATGTGCAGAGGACAGGCAAGGGTGCGGAACGAACGTTACTATCAGCCAAATGTCCGCAGAAATGTGATCTGCATGAAATGTTTTACGAACAGCGGATGGTATAAGACGGAACACGAAGCCCGCCTCGCCTGGAACACCCGCGCGCCGATTCTGAGCGCGGAGGAAATGGAGATGCTGGATGAACACTGATGTAATGTTTTCGAGCAAAACGGATTTATGGGAGACACCGCAGGAGTTTTTTGACGCACTGGACGCCGAGTTTCATTTTACGTTGGACGCCTGCGCCCTGTCGGAAAACGCGAAGTGCGCCCGGTACTACACCCCGGAGCAGGACGGACTCTCCCAGCCCTGGACGGGCGTTGTGTGGTGTAATCCTCCCTATGGCCGTAATATTGGACAATGGGTAAGGCGTGGGCTATTTGCTTGCGCTGCTGGGAATACCGTTGTAATGCTTCTCCCAGCGAGAACAGATACGAGGTGGTTTCACGACTACATACTTGGGCGGGCGGAGATCCGTTTTGTGCGTGGGAGGCTGAAATTTGGAGGAACGAAAAACAGTGCTCCGTTCCCGTCAATGGTGGTTGTGTTTCAGCCTAAGATGGAGATGCTGGAGGATCTGGAATGAAGAACCCGGGAGAATATGTTGACATTGGGGGCCCAGCCTTGCAAGTCAGAACAGACGAGGATGGAAACACCGTGGCCTCTGCAACGATACAGGCGGTTGTCCTCTGGAAAGAAGATATCAAAAACTACATCATGGACGAAATCATCAAGATGTGCAAAGAGCACGGAATTACGGACCTGTATGTGCTGAACCGGGATTTCATCCTGTCAGCCATCAGGGAGAAGATGGAAAGGGAGGCCCAACTATGAAGCTGGAAGAAGCAATCGCAAAAGCTAAAATTTTGAATGATAGCCTTAAAGAACTGACCGATGAATACGAGGGTCAAGGTTCGTTTATAGCGGCTGGTATGGCTGTGTCGTTCAAGCTTGTATTGGACACTATCCTCACCGCCCTCCGCCCCGTCAGCCGGGAGCAGGTGGAGAAGGTGTTTCCGGGGTGTCCTTATTGCAAGCCAGATTCTGAGGGATATGTGCAAAAATTTGGGGCATACAGCATCCTGAACGGGGAATTGAAAACAGGGCACTGTAAGCCACAGAAAATCAGTTTTTGCCCGCATTGTTCCCGCCCGCTGACGGACGAGGCCGTGGAGATGGTGATGGAGAAAATTAACAATATGGAGGAAATGACAAATGAGCATTGATTGCAGATATTTTACCAACGGGACAAAAACCGCATACACATTAAAGCATACTGATACTGGGCTGGTTGAGGAATTTCCAAAGTTTGAGGACATTCCAGCAGAGGTACGGGACCATTTTAAGCGACGGACTATGCCGGAGTTCTGTGGCCCTGACCTCTCTACCCTTCTTGGGCTAAACAGTGTATTTTACCCTGATTGGCCGAAAGCGTGTGGACACCCTGACTATCAGGGGAAACGATGTATAGCTGAATCCTGTAAGTATGCAGAGGCGGGAGGATGGGAGAAATGTCCGTATTTCACAAAGTAGTGGAGATGGTGATGGAGAGATTGGGGGAGCTGAAAGATGGACCGGAACAATGAAACTATTCGGCTGGCAAAGAAAGCCGCTGACGCATGGAGGGACACTGACACATATCATCAAGCGGCTCAAATTATTGATATGCTGATTTCTGCATTGGAGGGAGATCCCACCCTCACCCCGCCGAACGATCCGCTGACGCTGGAGGAGTTGCGGGAGATGAACGGGGAGCCGGTTTACATGACTTTCCCCTCAGACACTGGGAATCAATGCGGTCATTGGGCATTAGTTGGGACGCAAAGATGGGGTGCTGTATCGCTGATTTATGGTTGCGGATGGTCAAGTTATGAATCCGCCGTAGAAACTTTAGGGGCAAAATTTTACCGCCGCCCGCCGGAGGGAGAGGAGCATTGCTATGGCTGACCTGATATGCTCTATGATCTGCAAACACCGCTCTAAGCGCCCTCTGCGGAAGTGGCGGAAAAAGAATGGAAGCCCGTGCTTTGGGTGCAGTCTGAAATATGTGAATATCTCCCGGGTGTTTGACCTGGATGGAGATATTTGTGCCGTTGCCGGAGAGGGGAACATGGCTCATTGCGCGTTTTATGAGCCGCTGGATGAGCCGGAGGGAGAGGAGGACACCTGATGGACATTGAGAAGCTGATTGAGCGGCTGAACAGATATTTTGAAGGGAAGGACCTGAAAAGAGGTGTTGCGCTTGACGCCGCCACTGCTCTCTCCGCACTCCAGGCCGAAAACGAGAAGCTGCGGGAAATGTATCAGAAAGAAAAGGCGGTTTGCCATGCTGTGCAGGCCGAGCTGGAGCAGGTGAAGCGGGAACGGGGTGCGGCGATTGAGGCTGCAAATGGTCTGGATAAAATGATTGGCAGAGCATGGGGGGAAGACTGACATGGAACGGCTGACATACTTTGACGGTGGGAAATGGCGGCTCAAAATTGGCGACACCGAATACAGCGGAGAAGCCGTTGACCGCCTAGCGGCCTACGAGGAAACTGGCCTGGAGCCGGAACAAATTCGGACTGTTTTGGATGATGCGGCGAGAGAGTTTGCAGAATACGATGCGATGGCTCCTAAAGAACGCCTCCGCGAACTGGCCCAGGCGGACAGGGAGGGGCGGTGCGTGGTGCTGCCTGCAAAGCCAGATCAAACTATCTATCAGTGGCGCATAGGTGATGACTGCCCGAGCGTGAGCCGTCTTGATGGCGTACAAATTAACGCAGATGGAGAGATTACATATCCGATTTGGAACGGTTATTTGACACCTGGAGATTTTGGCGAGACCGTTTTCCTCACCCGCGAGGAAGCCGCACTACGGAGGGAGCAGGATGGAGAATAAAACTATACCGCCGATGTATCCCACTGAATTTGTCGAACGGGAATTAGGGATTAGAACTGACTGCTATAACCACAGCTGCCCATTCAGGGTGAATGATACCAGCAACGCCAACCGTTGCGAGTGTACGGCCTGCCCGAATCGGTGTACGGGCGATTTCTCCATTGCGTGGAACCGGACGCTGACAGATGAAGAGTTGGAAATCATTCAACGGATTGTGGACGATCACGAACGGAGGTGGAGCGAATGAAGGAGTACATCGAGAGGGTAACTGCGCTGAACGCGCTGATAAGGGCATTGGGGTATTGCCAGTGTGCCAATGATGTGATAACTCGTATCCCCGCCGCCGACGTTGCGGAGGTGAGGCACGGAAGATGGGAAAGGGTTTCAACCGCAAGCGGAATCATTTCAAGAGTTAGGTGCTCTGTTTGTGCTGGAACACAGCCGCTAACATTTGAGAATATGCCATACTGTCCAACGTGCGGCGCTCGCATGGACGAGGAGGACGGGCATGAGATTAGCTGATGTTGACATGATTTATGACGAAGTTGAGAAACAATATAAAGGGGCAACTGGCATTGAACGTAACTGTAACCGTAATTTTCTTAATTTGATTTGTCATGCCCCCACCATCGACGCCGTGCCTGTGGTCAGGTGCCGGGAGTGTAAATATTGGAGAAGATACACTAGGCAGTGGGAAAATCACTGTGCTGGTGAATGTGAGCGACACAGAATGGAAGGCGGAACTTACGAAAATGATTTCTGCTCCTACGGACAGCGAAAGGAGGCCGACCATGAAGTTTCGGAGTAAGACGGGCGAAGTCGCACTTACCATTGAACAGGCATTAGAGCAGTTTTGCGATAGCAAAAAAGATTGCGACTATTGCGAGCTTCGGGAACCCGTGCAGCAATACGCAGGGACAAAGAAGCCGTGTCATGAATACGTAAGAGCCAACCCTTACGAAGCCGCCCGCCTGATGGGGTTCGAGGTGGTTGAGGATGATGAACCACGCACTTGTTTTAACTGCATTGGGTGTGAAATTGAGAAGGACTTTGACCCGCAGGAAGGGTGCAAAAATTGGGTGAAAAGGAAGGAGGCCAACATGGACAAGCCAAGAATCTGCGAGGTGCTGGGGGTTGAGGTGGGAGAACGTTTTGAGTTAGGGACCACAGGCATTATCTTGCTCGTTAACGATGATGGGTTGCTGCATATCGGGTTATCTCAAGGAGCACACAAAGAAACAGACCTGAATGTAAATTACCTAGTCAAGGCCATCAACCACCCAGACCGCATCATCCGCAAGCCCCGCTTCACCGAGCAGGAGGTGGAGAGGGCGAAGGCAATCAAAGTTTTGCTCCCGGAGATCAATGCAATAAAATACGATGGTGCATGGACGCAGTGCCTGGAAATTGTAGACGGCACATATTTTCAGAGAGAAGTAATCACCAGACATCTGTTCCCGTCTGTTGAAAAGGGTCAGGTATATACCCTTGACGAGATCATCGGAGGTGCCCAATGAGAGAAATCCTTTTCAAAGCCAAGAGGCTGAGTGATGGTGCATGGGTGGAAGGAAGTCTGATTACATACAAGGACGGCACAGCATTTATCTGTTGCGAGGACTATATTCCAGATGTCCTAAACAAGTACGAGGTCGACCCCTCCACGGTCTGCCAGTACACCGGTCTGACCGACAAGAACGGGAAGAAGATTTTTGATGGGGATGTTGTAAGACGAGAAACCGATTACTACGGAAAGCATAAAGTTTATGACGAACCAGTTGTATGGGAAGATGACATAGAAAAGGGTTTTTTGGGAGAACCGTACACAAGCGGATATTGCATTCACGGCGGTAATTGGGAAGTCATCGGTTCCATCCACGACGGGGAGGGCGGACAGTATGAGGGAGGTAGACAATGACCGAAACCGAAGTGATCTCCATTGATCGTCACGGCCAGCGGAAGGAGTATCCGTCGATCAAATCTGCCGCAGAAGATGTTGGTGTTCGCCCCTGCCAGATTTCCACCGCCTGCGTTACCGCCCACCGCTGCGCGGGACGGTGGTGGATTAAGAAGGAGGATATGGATGGGTGAGTTCCCGGAAAGGCTGAGAAAGTTGCGAGAGTCCATGCGGCCAGTTCGGAGCATGACAGTTACATCACAACTGATGGGGTTAAGCCCGGATGCGCTTCGGAAATATGAGCGAGGAGAGGTCGAACCGAAGATGACAGCTTTAAAATTGATTGCGGCATATTATCACATTAGTTTGGACGAGCTGTGTAAAATGGAGGACGAGTAACTCTTCATGGTCTCACAAAGAATATCAGATATTCATAAAGTTTTATGAGCAAAAAGCGCCATCTATGCGACAATGGAGCATGAGGGAGTGACTTCCCCATGCTCCTTCTTTTTCCTCCCCTTTCGGGCTGTGACCAACCACGGCCCAAAGGACAACCCACTCCCCCGGCAGGGTATCTAGTAAGCAGATATTAAACAGAAAGGAGAGCCTCTCTCGTATGTTTCCTGCCGGGGGACTCCCTTCACGTTAACCTGCTCCAGAGTTTCGCAATCGAAGCCGACATGCGGAGCAGATAACGACTGAGCGGTGGCGGAATAGACACGAAAGTGGGTGTGTGTCACTTGCGGGAAACTGCGGGTGGCCTATGCCAGTAGACGCACTGATAAATCGTAGGGCAGGGCAACGAGGTTTATACGCGTCCCTGTATGTGAGGTGCAAATCCTCACCCGCTCAAACAATATACGGGTGTAGCTCAATGGAGAGCGCCGGTCTCCAAAACCGGAGGTTGGGGGAACAGAGCCTTCCACCCGTGCCAATCCCTGCATGACAATGGTCTTGGTCCATATCACCTGAACAGGCGATGGCGGCTTGCAACGCAGCAGGGAATATATGCCGCAGCACGATGCAGCCCACAATCAGGGCAGGAGGGGCGCGCCCTCCATGCGGCAAAGTAAGCTGCCTCAAAGTACACGAGGCTGACGCTGGAAAGACAGCCTCTGTGTGCCGACACATAGAAAGCGGCTGCGCCCGGCGGAGCGTGTAGAGGCGGAATCCGCCACAGTGGTTCGGCCCAGCGGCATTGCGACGCTGTATCCTAGGTGGCCTTACCGCAAAGCGCTATCCCGCTGAAAACTGCATTTGCCGCTGAAAGGCTTCGGCTCCCGACCATATTGGATTTGGCTACGGCGATGGACAGATGTGTGACAATTAAGCGGGAAGCGCACATACGCCGCCTCGCAGTTGCAGGAGACGGGGGCGGAAAGATCAATATTGAGGGGTTACGCATGGCGGGGTAATCTCCCGCCGCCTCTCCTAACATATACGAAAGGAGAACCCTCAAATGAATGAGCTTATGATTTTCAACAACCCGGAGTTTGGAGAAATCCGGACCATAGAAGAGGATGGCAAGGTGATGTTCTGCGGGAGTGATGTGGCAAAGGCGCTGGGATACAAACGCCCCGCTGATGCAATCACTACTCATTGCAAGGGGTCGGTGATTCGCCGACTCCCTACCAACGGTGGTGAACAGGCTATGAAGTTCATCCCCGAGGGTGACATTTACCGTCTGGCAGCCAAGTCAGAGCTGCCGGGGGCGGAACGATTTGAAAAATGGATTTTTGATGAGGTGCTTCCGTCTATCCGCAAGCATGGGGCCTACATAACTCCTGAAACCCTTGAAGCGGCAATTATGAATCCGGATATTATGATCCGGCTGTGTACTGTGCTCAAAGGAGAACAGGACAGAAGAAAGGCACTGGAGGCAGAGCTGGACCGGAGCAAAGAATGGTACTCCATCAAAAGAGTTGCCCACATGAATGGACGGTCTCATAAGGACTTTGATTGGAGGAAACTCAAAAGAGAAAGTGAGCGGATGGGATACGGCGTGAGAAAGATTTTCGATGCTAACTACGGTGAGGTAAATATTTACCATATGAAAGTGTGGGAAAAAGTTTACCCCAATATGGAGCTTTGATACAAGGGCGTGCCCGTCTCGCTGAAAAGATGGGAGGGTAGGGTGCGGGGAATTTTTGATTGAGGTGGTGACATGGCTGCACGGCTGACGGATAAGCAGAAAAAGAAAATAGTGGCTGACTATCTGGAGACCGGCAGCTATCGCGCTACAGCAAGGAAAAACCGTATTGCAGATGGGACGGTAAAGAGAATTGTTCTTGAATGTAGCGATATTGAGCAAAAAGTAGCACAGAAAAAAGAAGAAAACACTGCTGACATTCTCGCTTACATGGAGAGCCAGAAGGAGCTTGTGTGCGAAATCATCGGAAAGGGCCTTGCCGCGCTCAACGATCCTGAAAAGCTGGCGGAGGCCACACCTGCGCAGATCACGACGGCCCTGGGGACGCTGATCGACAAGTGGACGGACATCAAGGGTGAGGGGAAAGAGGACAAGGTGCAGGTGATTATAGATGTCTGAAGTGCGCTTATCTACTGTACTTGGCCCCGCATTTCATTTGCTGGCCCGTGATGTATTCCGACACAGACACACTCACTATGACTTATCCGGTGGGCGTGGGTCTCTGAAATCTTCCTGCGTGTCCCTGCTTGTGCCGTTAATTCTACTAACCAACCCTAATACCCACGCCTTAGTGCTCCGCAAGGTCGGAAATACTTTGCGAGATAGCGTATATGCTCAATACCTGTGGGCGATTAGTGAACTTGGCATGGCTGATTGCTGGATAGCCAAGGTGCAGCCGTTGGAACTTGTATATAAGCCGACTGGGCAAAAGATCATGTTCCGGGGCGCTGATGATCCCATGAAGATCAAATCTATCAAAGTGCCGTTTGGGTATATTGCCGTTACTCACTTTGAGGAGAAGGACCAATTCGCTGGACGGGCTGAAATCCGGACCATTTTACAATCTACCATGCGCGGCGGCTCCAAGTTCTGGAACTTTGAGAGTTACAACCCGCCAATCAGCCGGGACAACTGGGCCAACAAGGACAGCCTGGAGGAGAGGGCGGACAGGCTGTGCCACAAGAGTACATACTTGGAAGCGCCGCCGGAGTGGCTGGGAGAGCAGTTTCTGTTTGAGGCTGAACACCTGAAAGAAACGGATGAGCGAGCTTACCAGCATGAGTATTTGGGAATTCCGGTTGGAACGGGTGGAAACGTCTTTGACAACCTGGAACTGCGAGAGATTACCGACAAAGAGATTGCTTCCTTCGATAAGATTTACCAGGGTGTGGACTGGGGCTGGTTCCCTGACCCTTTCGCTTTTATCCGCCTTCACTACGACCGGGCACATGAGACCATTTACATGATTGATGAGATATGCCAAAACAAGCTGACAAATGAGGCTAGTGCGGGCGTGATTTTGAAGCGCGGATACAAAGACGCTTATATCACTTGCGACAGCGCGGAGCCTAAGTCCGCCGCAGATTTCAGAGCCATGGGACTCCCCGCCAAGGAAGCAATAAAGGGGCCGGGTAGTGTGGAGTACGGTATGAAGTGGCTGCAACGCCGAAAGATCGTTATTGACCGCCGCAGAACGCCACATGCTTATGAGGAGTTTGTGAACTATGAGTATGAGCGTAATAAGGATGGAGAGATCATCAGCGGGTATCCTGACGAGAACAATCACCTGATTGATGCCACACGGTACGCTTTGGAGCGAGTATTCCGAAGAATGGGAGTAACAGCATGAACATTATCGAAAAACTGAAAGAACTTGGTTACTCCACCGTGCCGGAGGAGTTCTACACGAAGGTGCAAGAGTGGAAGTCTTGGTATGAGGGCGACGTGAAGGGGTTCCACCGTTACCGGGTACGAAACGGGGCCGGGATGGTGCGCTGCAAGCGGTACACCCTCAACATGGGAAAGAAAATCCCGGAGGACTGGGCAAATCTTCTCATGAATGAGAGGGTTGAAATCACTCTGGATGGCACAAAGGAGCAGGAGTTTATTGACCGGGTCCTGAAGGAGAACAACTTTCGCGTGCGCTCCAACGAGATGCAGGAAATGGCCTTCGCTCTTGGCACGGTGGCTTTTATCCCCCGCGTGGTGGGCATGGGGGTCACAGAGGCTGGGCCGGTCCCGGGAAGTGCAACTGATATCATCATTGACTATGTAACGGTAGAGCATATCTGGCCCCTGTCATGGCAGAATGGAGTTATTACTGAATGTGCCTTTGACAGCATCGTCAACGTAAACGGGGACGATTACTGCTATCTGCAAATCCACCGAAAAGTAAACGGGCAGTACGACATTGAAAACCGGCTGTATACATACCGCAACCAGAACGTAGATACTGAGGTACAGCTGACCTCCGTGCAGGGATTTGAGCGGGTGCCGCCCGTGGTCCATACTGGAAGCGACCAGCGGCAGTTTGCCATTGACCGGCCTAATATCGCCAACAACTTCGATTACTCTATCCCGCTCGGAATTTCGGTCTATGCGAACGCCATCGACAGCATGAAGGGCGTTGATATTGCTTTTGACAGCTACGTCAATGAGTTTGTGCTTGGGAAAAAGCGGGTGATGGTCAAGCCTTCCGCACAACAGTATTTGGACGGGGAGCCGGTTTTTGACCCTGATGATCTGGCCTATTATGTGCTGCCGGAAGATATCGAGGGAGGGGCCGCCATCCAGCCGATCGACATGAAACTCCGTACCCAGGAGCACAGCGAGGGCATTCAGACACAACTCAATTTGCTTTCCAGCAAGTGCGGTTTTGGAGAGACGTATTATCGATTTAACGGTGGGAACATCACCACCGCCACCCAGGTCATCAGCGAAAATTCCACTATGTTTCGCACAATCAAAAAGCATGAGATCATCCTGGAGAGCGCCATCAAAGAACTGTGCCGGATTATTCTTCGCTTGGGCAACACGGCCATGGGTGCCGGGTTGAATGAGGATGCGGAGGTCACTATTGATTTCGATGACAGCATCATCGAGGACAAGACAACAGAGCGCAATAATGACCGCCAAGACCTTGCGGCGGGCATCATGAATGACTGGGAATACCGTATGAAATGGTACAACGAGGACGAGGCCACGGCAAAGAAGATGCTGCCGAAGATGGAGGACCTGACGGACGAGAAGCAGGAGGAAGTGGAATAGTGAATGACTGGAAATACATAGTTGCGGGAGCCATCATTGCTTTCCTCCTTGCCGTGGCCGGATTTTACCTGAAATATGCGTTTTGGGTGAAGCTGCTGGAGGGGGTGGTTGGACCATGAAGTCCTACCCTTTACTCCTGAGATTCTCGACGCCCTCCCAGAAGAGCTTGCGGAGCTGTACCGCAATCTTGAAAACACGCTACTAGAGGAAATTTGTTCTAGGCTCAAAGTATCAGGGGAGCTAAACGAAGTAACGGTGTTGGACATCCAAGCACTCCGGTCTCACGGTATCAGTCAACAGGAGATTGAACAAGCAATCAAAAGAACGACCAATATCGGCGAGAAAGAGCTGAATAAGCTATTTGACGATGTTGTAGAGCGGAACCAGAAGTATTACACCTACCTGATTAATCGATCAGATGTGACAGCCCCCAAGACGATGTTAAGCGCCTCCGATTTTGATGCCATCAAAAAGCAGACACTTGACACATTTCGCAATCTTACACAGTCTATGGCGTTTTTGCTCGACAATGGCCGAACGATGCTCCGGCCTGCAAGTGCTTACCAATGGGCACTTGATAATGCCGTGCTGCAGATACAGAGTGGAGCAATCGGTTACGATCAGGCTATTAAAGGTGCCGTGAAACAGCTTGCAGACAGCGGTATCAAGACAGCGGAATATGAAAGCGGCCACATGGACCAGATTGACGTTGCAGTCCGCCGCGCTATTATGACTGGTATCAATCAGCTTTGCCAACAGTATTCGGAGCAAGGCATGGATTACTTGGAGACTGATCTGGTTGAGGTCTCTGCTCATATAGGGGCGCGGAACATCGGAACCGGACCGGCAAATCACGAGAGCTGGCAAGGAAAAATTTACCGATGGAGCGCAAAACCGAAGCAATCCAGCGGGAGATATCCTGATTTTATCGCTTCTACGGGTTATGGTACCGGACCCGGTCTGGGCGGATGGAATTGCCGCCACCACTTTTATCCGTTTGTTGAGAGTGTTATGGAGCCGACCTATTCAAGCTCTGATCTGAACGCGATGAAAGGGAAAAATCGGGAGATATCTTTTGAAGGCAGACAGTACGATGGATATACGGCCACTCAAAAGCAACGCCAAATAGAGCGCACCGTCCGCAAACTGGAGCGGGAACAAACCGCATATAAGGCCGCTGGACTGGAAGATGATTACCAAGCTGTAACGTCCCGTATCCGGCGGTTGAACAAGGAATACAAAGCATTTAGCGAGGCGGCAGGGCTGCCGTTGCAGCGGGAGCGTATGCAGATCCAATATCCGGAAGAGATAACCGGCATAAAGCAATTCTCTGGACTGCGAGCATATCAAGGGGATATAAAAATTGTCAGAAAGTTCTCTGAACGACAATATCAGGTGCAGCTTGACCCACCGCAGATTAGCGGTGTAACAGACCACTTTGCAAAGAATCTGACGATGAAACCGGATAGAGCTGCATTGACTATCGAAGCGTCGCAGAGTATCATAAATAACAGCAGGTTAGTCTTATATCAGACCGACAGGAATACATTAAAATTCTTGGCAGACAACGGGTATGTTGTTTTAAGCGTTGACGGGAAGATTGTGACAGCAGTTCCGGAAAAGCTGAGAAAGAAGTATCGGGGCTATTTGGAGGGAAAATGATATGGCAAAAAATCATAATGATAAATACATTTGCCCTCTGTTTGGGCGAGAAATCCTGTATGGAGAATGCTACGAGGTTCAAGAAGTTCGGGAGGACGAGATGGACATGGAGCTTGCAATAGAGCCGTTTGATGTAGAGAAAGCAAATGAAATCTGCGAGAAATGTAAGTGGTATGTTGTGGAGGGCAGCGCATGATAAAAGAAATCAACGGGAAAGCATGGTACTGTTGCCCATATTGCGGGAAGGCTCTTTTCCCACTCCGAACAGATACCAAAATACAGCACATGCCGTTCCGATGTAAGGCATGTAAGCATGACATAGAAGTGAATATCGCATAGAGCCAAGAGCCCGTGAGCCAAGAGCCATTGATTATCGAAATTCGGTAGTTGATGGCTCTTTTTGTTTGCCGAGAGGCGTAAAACCGCAGGGCGACGGCCCTGGCAATAAACGGAGGTAACACTATGAGCGAACCTATCAATAATCCTACCCCGGCGCCTGTGCCGGAGCCCACACCTGAGAAGACCTTCACTCAGGCGGAAGTGGATGCCATGATCGGCAAACGGCTTGCAAAAGCCATGAAGGGAATGCCCAGCGAGGAAGAGCTTACCGCCTACCGTACCTGGCAGGCTGGACAAGCGGGAGAAAAGGAACGCTGGGACAAGCTGACCGGAGAGCGGGATACGCTGGCCGGGAAGCTGAACGCCGCAGAAGCGGAGCGGGACCAGCTGAAGCGAGAGCTGTACCTGGCCCAAAAGGGCCTGACTGGCGAGGAGGCCGAGTTTATCGCCTTTAAGGCCGGTAAGATGGTGAGCGATAAAGTCACCTTTGAGCAGGCCGTAGACGAGCTGACTGCTGACCGCAAAAAAACGACGTTTGATTGGACTGCTCCTGTGGGCGGCGGAAAGCCCAAAACAGGAGAAAACGACGTAATGAATGCCCTGATTCGGGGCGCACTGAAATGAAAGGAGAACCTAAATGGCTGTTGATATTATCGACAGAAGCAAACTTTCCGGGCTTATCCCGGAACCTATTACTCGTGAGATTATCCAGGGTGCCGTAACGGAATCCGCTGTGCTGCGGATGGCCCGTCGGCTGCCCAACATGACCAGTAAGACGCAGACCCTCAATGTGCTGGATGCTCTGCCCACTGCCTACTTCGTCAACGGCGAGGCAACAACTGGCGCAGCAGATTCCAAAGCGTCTCTGAAAAAGACCACCAACATGGCGTGGGACAAGAAGAAAATCTACGCCGAGGAGATTGCCGTTATCGTCCCTATTCCCGAAGCCGTGCTGGACGACAGCGACTACGACATCTGGGGCGAGGTGCGGCCCCGCCTTCAGGAGGCATTTGGCAAGGTTATCGATGCGGCTATCCTGTACGGGACTAACAAGCCTACTTCCTGGCGTGATGGTCTTGTTCCCTCCGCTGAAACCGCCGGTGCTGTTGTCCCTGCTACTGCTGATATTTTCGCAGACATCATGGGCGAAGGCGGCGTGATTGCGAAGGTGGAGGAGAGCGGTTATATCCCCAACGGTGTGATGGCCGCTATCCAGATGCGCGCCAAGTTGCGTGGCTTAGTGGACAAGAACGGCCAGCCCATTTTTAAGACCGACATGCAGGGCGATACCCGGTATGCGCTGGACGGCATGAGTATGTACTTCCCCGTTAACGGTGCGTATAACCCCGCTGAGTCCCTTGCCATCGTGGGCGACTGGAGTCAGCTGGTCTACGCCATCCGGCAGGACATGACATTCAAAATCTTCGACACTGGCGTTATTCAAGATCCAGCTTCCGGAGAGATTGTATATAACCTCCTTCAAAACGACATGGTGGCCCTCCGCGCCGTCATGCGGCTGGGCTGGGAGATTCCCAATCCCATCAACGCTTACAACGTCGAGGATAGTCATGCCTTCCCCTTCGCTGTGTACGCTGAGGCCACCGGTACCATCAGCGACGTGAGCATCACCCCGGCATCTCCCTCTATTGCCAAGGGGGCCGGACAGCAGTTTTCCGCTACTGTGACTGGTACTGGCGGCCCGTACAGCACCGCCGTTGACTGGAGCGTGACCGGCACCTCCGCCCTGAAGGCGGGCACCAAGATCAGCGCCTCCGGTTATCTGACCACTGACGCAGCGGAGACAAACAGCTCCCTGACCGTGACCGCCAAGAGCAAGCAGGACACCGGAAAGACCAAGACCGCCACTGTCACTCTGACGGGGGGTTAATTGAGGCCGCTGTAATGTCCGCGTCAACGGCCTCTAAACCACGCAAGCGGGCCACAAAGAGCTAGGAGGACTCCTGATGGCTTACGCAGATTATCCGTATTACAAAAATACATACCTGGGGACGGCCATCCAGGAGGCCGACTTTCCGCGCCTCGCCCTGCGTGCAAGCAGCTTTTTGGACTATTACACGCAGGGCCGGGCGGGCCAAAATCAGGACGTGAACGCCGTGAAGATGGCCTGCTGTGCCGTTGCAGAGCAGTACCAGAGTATCGACCTTGCCCGGCAAGCGGCTCTGCATGCCCTCCAAAACTCCGCAAACGCTGGAGAGGCTGGGGAGCTGCAAAGCCAGAGCGTTGGAAGCTGGTCCAAGACATACCGGAGCGGAGGCGAGAGCGCACAGCAGGCCACGACAGCGGCACAGGCAGCACAAGCCTCTCTTGCATCTGTTGCAGCGCAGTATTTGTCCAGTACGGGCCTCCTGTATCGTGGAAGGGGGTGTGGCTGTGTTCCCCCATGTTGTGACGCTCTATAACGTGGTGACAGAAGAGGACCCTAGCACTTTTGAGGAAACAACTACAAATCATATTACCATTCTGCGAGGAGTTCTGCTGGATGCTGTCAAGGCCAAAAACGTTAACGAAAGCGGTTTGGTTGGAGCGGATGCAGTCAACCTCTATATTCCGACCAGCGTTGAAGCTGTAGACGGGGTGACTGGTGAGCCAAAGCAGTATGTAGGGCCTATTGAATTTTGGCGGGCAGAGGACAAGAGCGGGCTTTGGACGCTTTCCACTGGAGAAAACACCTTCTTTGTAAAAGGAGAGGCCGTCCATCCTAATTGGTCTGCTCAGAAGATCGATGCCGCATACGATGATGTCTACAATGTCAACACTGTGGATTTAAAGGACTTCGGCGGCGAGATGTCTCATTGGGAAGTTGGTGGGAACTGATGTTTAGCTTTGATGTCAGCTCCAATATCGTTCCAACTGTGACGGGAAATTTGGAAGCAGCAAGCGAAAAGGCTGTTTATGCGATGGCTGTCCAAGCGCAAAAGGATACATCTCCATACGTTCCGGCATTAACGGGCAATCTCGACCGAAGAACAAAAGTAGAGGAATCCAGGATTATCTATCCTGGCCCACAATCTCGCTATTTATACTACGGCAAATTGATGATAGACCCGGCAACAGGAAGCAGTTATGCATCTTACGGAGCGACAAAAGTTCTCACCGACAAAGACTTGGTTTTCAACAAGGCAATGCACTCACAGGCGCAATCGCACTGGTTTGAGGCAAGCAAGGCGGAAAACAAGGACAAGTGGGAGCGAGTTTTTGGAAAGGCGGTGAAGCGCTATCTTCGAGGATAAAAAGCAGAGGATTTTGGCATCTTCGGAGGAAGTTGACCGCATTTCTCGCTCTATGCTGGTGTGGGCCAATACTTTTCCGGACAAGCCTGTGACAGTTATCAAGTATGAATTCCTGGATATCGACGATGCCGCTGGAGATGATGCGGCCATGGCCCTGTCTACTATCCAAGGGACGTACATCACCCAGCAATACATTATCGGCGGGTATCAAGCAGAGTATCAATTCAAAATTATCTACCGAATTAAACCGGGGACTAGTAACGACAAACGGCTCCAAGCAGACGAAATGCTGAACCATTTCGGAGACTGGGCAAGAACTCAACACCCCAATTTAGGAAATGGCATTAACGCTCTGAGGGTTGAGCCGACCACACAATCCTCTAAGTTCGCGGCTTATGGAGACGGCTATGAGGACTATCAAATTTTAATGAGACTGGCCTATGAGGTCAATGTCTGAAAGGAGTGAACACTTTGGCAGATTTGGAGTTTAACACCACAGAAGGGCGCACGATTGCCCGTGAACTGCTGATTGCATATCTGAATACTGGAACACCGGAGGAACCTGTATGGTCCGCCATTGGAAAGCGCGTTGAGGAGTCCGATGAGGAAATGGACTGGTCCGAGGAGTCTATCAAGGACATTTTTGGGAACACCTGGACCACACTCACAAAGCCCGTCATCACACAGAGCTTCGACCCTATCCCTCTGGATGCCGGGGACGTAGCGGCGGTGAAACTGTGGAATTTGGCAATCAAGGACCAGGACGCACAGGCTCTGGCAAATCAAGATATGCTGATCGGCCACTACTACGCAACATCTGGCGAGTCCAATTTTGCGGAGCGGTACAGTGGCGCATCCGTGTCTGTAACGCGAATTGGTGGCGCTGGCGGCGGAAACCTGGAAATTTCTTGCGACATTACATACGGCGGCACCAGAACGCTTGGGACCGTCACCAATAGCGCAGGAACTGTAACCTTTAGAGCAGACGGAGCGGCCTAAAGACAAGAAAGGGCACAGTACAAAGGAATAGTGCTGTGCCCCCTTTTTGGAGGAATTATGCAGAAGATCACATTTGATACGGGCATTAAAACCTATCAGATCAATGAAAGCGGCGTTTTGCGGTTTAACCCATCTGACCCAAATCTGTACAAGCGGTTCAAGGACCTGCGTGTGGAAATCGAGCAAATCCAAAAGGATTATAACGAACGTTCAAAATCCGCGGAGACCGGAGAGGATGCCATTGACCTGCTGGCCGAGTATGACGCCCGCGTAAAAAAGTCTCTCTCCCATGTGTTCGGTGGGGAAAATGACTTTGACAGCATCCTGAGCGGTGCGAATGTAATGGCTGTTGCCAGTAACGGGGAGTTGGTCATTACAAATTTCTTGGATGCTATGTTCCCCATCGTTGAAGATGGCGTGAAGACCTATGCAAAGATGGAGGCTCAGAAAGCCGTGCAGGAGGCAAGAAATAAATGAGATGGACACTCCCGGTCAATCTTGAAGTTGGTGGAAAAGAATATGCAATCAACGCCGATTACCGGGATATCCTGAACATCATTTCCAGACTTAACGGCGGCGAAAACGAGTTTGTTAAGGTCTATGTGTGCTTGGCCCTGTTTTATCACCAATTTGAAGAAATGCCGGAAAGTGATTATCAAGAAGCGATTGAAAAGCTGCTTTGGTTTATCGCCTGCGGAGAAGAACAGGAGGATAAAAAACGGCCAAAACTGATCGACTGGGAGCAGGACTACCAAATGATCTCCGCCGACATCATCAAGGTGGCTGGGCATGATGTTAGATCGGACTCTTTCTGTCATTGGTGGACCTTTGTTTCTTACTTTATGGGCATTGGGGAAGGGCAGCTTTCCACCGTTGTTTCCATCCGTGACAAGCTCCGGAAACACAAAAAGCTCGAAAAGTGGGAAAAGGAATTTTACAACCAGAACCGCTCAAAAGTTGATCTAAAGCGGCATTACACGGAAGAAGAGGACGAACTTCTGAAAAAACTGCTAGGGAGGTGAGAACATGGCGGCAGCAGATGGCTCTATTATCATTGATGTTCGGGCAAACACACAACAGGCGACAAGTGCGTTGACAAAGCTGGCAAAGTTGGCTGCAACGGCCTTTGCTGTTGATAAAATTATCGACTTTTCCAAACAGGCTATCCAGCTTGGAAGCGATGTTGCGGAAGTCCAGAATGTTGTCGACGTGGCCTTTGGCGATATGTCCAGCGCCGTTGACGAGTTTGCCCAAAACGCCATCACCAACTTCGGCATGAGCGAGCTTGCGGCCAAGCGTACCGCCTCTACATATATGGCAATGGCAAGGAATATGGGCTTGTCGCAAGCAGAGGCGGCAGAGATGTCCTTGACACTCACCGGCCTTACAGGTGATGTGGAATCTTTCTATAACATCTCTCAGGAGCTGGCGGACATTAAGCTGAAATCCGTCTTTACGGGTGAAACGGAGACATTAAAAGACCTGGGCATCGTTATGACCCAAGCCAACCTAGAAGCGTTTGCGCTGTCTCAGGGCATCACCAAAAGTATTTCTGCTATGTCTCAGGCGGAGCTGGTGACTCTGCGCTATAACTTCGTTTTGGATCAGCTGTCTTTGGCCTCCGGTGACTTTATTCGGACGCAAGACAGCTGGGCGAATCAGACCAGAATCCTTTCCATGCAGTGGGAGCAGTTCATGTCCATTGTCGGGCAGGCTCTGATTCAAGTGCTTTTGCCAGTGGTGCAGACTCTGAACCGGATTGTGTCCGCGCTAATCGACATGGCGAACGCTTTTAATGCAGCCATCACGGCTATCTTTGGCGGTGCCAATACGGAAATCACGCAGACGCAAGATAATGTGGGCGCTGTTTCCTCCGGTATTGATGAGGCTGTTGACAATCAGAACGCTTTGACCGATGCCACAAAAGAGACTAACAAGGAGCAGAAAAAGAGTATCGCTTCGTTTGATGAAATCAACAAGCTGACTGGAAATTCTGCAAGCGGCTCAGGTGGCGGAGCGGGAGGAACAGCTGGCGGCGGCCTTTCCAAAATTGAGACTATTACCTCTAATGACATCGTGGAGAGTGCCGCGGAGAGCAAAATCTTAAAGCTGATTGACCGCCTTAAAGATGCATTTAGCCCTCTGGAAGACTCTTTCAAAAAAACGTTCGCCTATATTTCTGAGGGAGTAGGAAAGCTGACTGACGTTTTCCGCGATATGTGGAATGACATCAAGTCTCTTGGACCGCCTCTATATGATTGGTTCAACAATGAGTTTATGGACTTCTTGAACCAGTTTATTCTTACGGCTGGGAATGTTGTCGGAGGGCTTCTGGACTCTGCGGCAATGGTGCTTTCCGACATTTGGAACATCGTAATTTTCCCCACGCTGACAAAGTGGGCTGTTGATATTCTCCCTTTGCTTACTAACATTGCGACGCAGGTTTTGAGTGTGGGAGATGTGCTTTTTGAAAATGTCAAGGCCGTGTTTGACATGATTTGGCAAGATGCGATTGCCCCGGCCATGCAGATCATCCAAGATATTTGGAATGACGTTTGGAACAGCATTATCAAATTCTGGAATACGTGGGGCGCACCTATTTTCGACCAGATCAAACTCGCAATTAGTAACACAACGGCTACTTTCAAAAACATCTGGGACACCATTCTGAAACCAGTGCTGACTACTCTCGGCAATACCTTTACTGAACTTTGGACTTTGCATTTGAAGCCGTTACTCGACAACTTCCTAAACTTTGTGGGGCAAGTTATAAATGCGGGATTGAAAATTTATAATGAACTTATTTTGCCTGCTATAGATTGGATTACAAACCTTTTTGGAGAAGTAATTGTAAAGTATTTAAACAAAGGATCAGACGCATTCTTTTCTTTTTTAGGAATTGTTTCTGATATTGTTAGCGGATTACTTACTCTTTTGGGCGGTGTAATTGAATTTTTAGCAGGTGTATTCACAAGAGATTGGGAATACGCGTGGAACGGAATTTCAAGCGCCTTTTCAAAGGTTTGGGACGGATTTGTACAGACAATCAAAGATGCACTTAATCTTGGAATTTCCCTTGTGAACAAGTTTATTGACTGGATTAACGAGCATCTGGTTATTAGGATTCCGAAAGTCACGATTCCTTTCCTGGGAACGTTTGGCGGTCAGGAAATCCGCCCCTTTACAATCCCGAATATACCGTATCTTGCGCAAGGAGCGGTTATTCCGCCTAACCGGGAGTTCCTGGCAGTGTTGGGTGATCAGAAACAAGGGACGAACATTGAGGCGCCGCTGTCCACGATTGAAAAAGCAGTGGAAAATGTTTTGAATCGGCGAGGGTATGGCGGCCAGCAGACAGTGATCCTCCAGCTTGACCGTGAGCAGCTTGGTAAGGTGGTCTATGAACTCAATAAAGCCGAGACACGGCGCATAGGGGTAAATCTGGCGGGGGTGTGACATGAGCTACATCAAACTGAATGGAAAAGAGTTTGACGCGGATGTTGCCATTTCCGCCTATAACCGTAACTTCAACGTTTTGGACGGAGAGAACGCAGGTCGTGTAATGACTGGCCGGATGGTGCGGGACATCATTGGAACGTATATCGGCCATCAGCTGACAGTGTTTCGCCGGGGTGACAACTACCAGGGCCTTGACGAGTTCTGGGACTACTTGGTGGAACATTCTGTTGATGATTCTGTACAGTTGGAAGCTGCTGATGGGCAAACCACGATCTCGTATGAAGCCTATTACACCAGCGCCTCGCAGGATATGGAGAAGGTGGAAAACGGCATCAACTATTGGGGCGAAATCGAAGTCAGTTTTGTCCCTATGGAAGCGCAGGTGACTCCGTGAGTGTTACAACTGTGCTTTACAAGGACATAGCACCGGGAGCGGATGAGGACGCTTCTGTCTCCACTACGGAGGCCATGTCGTTTTCATCCCCCTCTAAACTCCCGTTCGGTATTACGCCGGAGCCGACGATCACTTGTGAGCCGAACCATTGGGGATTGACAGGGGACTATGTCACTGTGGATACACAAGAGGTTGCATTCTGGTCTGTGGAAACGAGCGGAGATGACTGTAATTTTACAAACAAACCAGTCATCACGCTTGAGATGGACCAGCAGTATTCCTCCGTCGGCATTACATTGGCGTTTGATACGGCATCCGGTGACTATTGCCCATCAGTCAATATCAAGTGGTACCAGGGGGAATCTCTCAAGGCGGACGTGGACTTCACGCCCAACACGGCAACGTATTTCTGCAATCAGAAAGTGCAGAGCTATGACAAAGTGGTCATTACCCTGAACAGCACAAATTTGCCCAATCTCAGGGCAAAGCTGGAACATATTATTTTCGGCGTCTACCGCTATTTCGGAATGTCTGAATTGCGGTCCGCTTCCATCATCAACGAAATGAGTCTGATTTCTACGGAAATGCCCATCTCTACAATGAACTGGACGTTAGACAGCCGGGAAGACGTGGACTTTATGTTCCAGCTCAAACAGCCCGTAGAGGTCAGAAACAACGATAAACTGATCGGCGTGTACTACATCGACAGCCACACCAGACAGGCGCAGAACCTGTACACAATCGACTGTCAGGACGCTTTTGGAGTGCTGGATGACAGCCCATTCCCTGGCGGCGTGTACAATGCGAAATCTGCGAAATCTCTATTGGAAGAGATCGTGAATGGACAGTTTTCCATCGAGTATGACTCGGACGTAAAGGACACGGCTTTGACAGGAGTTATTACATCCGGGACTATCCGAACGGCTATACAGCAGGTGCTATTTGCGTGGGGCGTGTGCGCGTCAACTGATGGGCGGGACGGCATCCGAGTATTTAATTTGCCGGGGACTCCTGAAGCCATCACAGAGGATTACACGTTTACCGGAGTCACCGTGGATACCAGCGCACTTGTGACAGAGGTTAGAGTGACCGCCCATGTATATACTCAGACCGAAAACGGAGGCGTGGAGATCAACGGTGCCAAATACGACGATGCCAAAACAGTTTACACCATTACTAACCCGGATGTAATTGCCACCGATAAGCAAAATGTTATTGAGGTTGCGGACGCCACGCTGGTTTCGCCGGATATCGGGCAAGCAACGGCACAGAGGGTCTATGACTACTATGCAAAACGGATTACCACCAATGCGAAGATCGTTTGGACAGGAGAGCTATTAGGCGATTGCGTGACGCTTCCAACCGCATGGGGGACCACTAATGCCGGGAATCTCCGCCGCATGGAAGTCAAGCTGTCAAATACCGTTGTGGCGACTGTGGCATCCCTTGGAGGCTAGTATGAGTATTATCGACACGTTGATAACAAACCGCACACAATCCGACGTGACCCGCTGGCGCACCTTACATGACAAAGGATGGGGCGGGATGACAGCCGGCGAAAAAACGGAATGGTTTGCCGGGGTGAAAGGAGCTTACAACGCAGCGGACCTGAACAGAGTTGGAGAAGCGATTGAATATATCGCTGATTTGTTCGGCGGGTTTGGATTTCCGATGATGATTACTCCTAAAACTGACTGGGCCATCAAGGATATTCCGACTAGCCAGGATTTAGAGGACTATCTTTCCAACGTGGCGGCAATCCGCTCCATGATGTCCAATATTCCTGTTTATCCCTCCGATTGGCAGACTCCGCCGGAAACCCCTGAAACCATGCAACATCTCACCTATGAGCAGGCAAATGACATCGAGCGGATATTAACCGATATCAATGATTTGTTGGTATGGGTCAGCAACAATCTTTTGTGGTTGTTCGCTGGTGACGTTTACGCTGGCGAATGGTAAGGAGGCAACATGCAAGACAGAATCCCTACTTATCCGGGGCGGGTTAAACTTACTCCTGTCTCCGGTCAAGAGAACACATACGACCTTGTAAGGGCAGACGAGCCGTCGCAGGTTGGAACGCCCCTCAGCACGGCTACACTGTTTAAGCCGGAGACGGAGGCAGTATTTTTTGGGAACGCGGCAAACCGCACCGTTAACGACGCCCTATATCTGATTGGCACCACCTTTACGGCAGCTCAAATCCAAGTAACCTACAACGGAGGTGGTAACTGATGGCGCAGACACTTGGCAGCGTGGCGGTGGGGAGCATCGTCAAGATCGACGAGAACGGGAGCCCGGCAAACTACATCGTGGTGCATATCGGGAACCCGGATGTAAGGCTGTATGGTAGTGCCTGTGACGGTGCGTGGTTGCTGCGGCAGGATATTGTGGAGAACGTCCAGTGGAACAGCACCAATGCAAATACACTTGTAGGCTCCACAATTATGTCTACGATGGCTGGGTATCTGGGAAGGTATGAAAGCCACATCCAGTCTGCCATCAAGACAGTGAAAATCCCATACCATCCAGGAAATGGAGAACCTTTCTGGAACATCAAAAGTGGAGAAAATGGTTTGGAGTGCAAACTGTTCCCTCTTGGGGGATATGAGGTCGGCCTATCTGACCCAAGCGGAATTATGCCCGCAGACGGCGCGAAGCTGGATTACTTCAAGAGTGGACTTGACACGGAAGCCAATAGCAAGCGGATTGCTAAACTGAATGGAGCCGCGGCTGCTTGGTGGCTTCGCTCTCCAGTTTCTACGAGCACAGACGGAAAGTTTTACGTCTTGCCCGATGGCAGCTTGGGCAGCACCTCGGTAAACCCCTCTTATGGCGTCCTACCTGCCATGATTATGGACCCTACCATCCTGGTTTCGGATGATGGAACCGTTGGCGTTCCGGCGTCCCCCACTGCCCTGACTGTGCCGATTCAGGTCATGCAGGGGCGGCAGATCACAGTGAGCTGGTCTGCCGTAGATGGAGTAAGCAGTTACATCCTGGAGCGCAAAGCGAACACGGACGCCGACTGGGTGCAAGTGTATTCCGGAGCGAACACGAGCTTTGAGGAAACGGTGGGCACCTGGACGAGCGTGCAGTACCGCGTCAAATCTCTCGCAAACGGGAAATATGGCGATTATACAACGAGCACATCTGTTTCCGTAGTCCCTCTTTCTGCCCTGGTGATTTCCGGGTCTGACGGCAGTTTGGGCACTCTCACAAATGATGTGCAGTATTCGGTGTCCTCCAGCGGAACTAGTACTTTGACGGTTACAGAAACCATCAACGGCGTCAACACTCGGACATACACGGCCACCAACGGAGCCGACAACAAGATTTCGGTGCTGGACTTGCCCACGGGCACGGGCACAATCAAAATCACGGCATCCACCAACCCCGGCAGCGGTGTGGTGACGGTGACGCGCAACTGGACGTACTCCAAGACGGCGCCGACGTTCGCGAATGCGGGGAGCACGGCGCAGCTGCAGCAGAATGGGAAGAACATTTTCCCGCTGACACTGTTGGAGTGCGTGCGTGGGTTAGAAAATATAAACCCCACAAAATACGGACTAGGGAGCAACGCTGCTACCATCCCTGGGAACGATCTGAACAACGCCATATCAGGCGGATTCTATGCGTTCTCGTCAGCAGTGCAGAATATTCCCAGCTTTAAGAGCGGAAAAGTTCTGGTCATGCCGTATACAAGCCTGCAATATTACACGCAAATCGCATTTGCGGCCCTTACTTCCGAAATTGCTATGCGGTTCTGCAATGATGGCAACTGGGGCCCTTGGGAATACCTGAACCCGTTACTGTCTGTCGGAGTCGAGTACCGCACCGTGGAGCGGTACAACGGCAAGCCTGTGTATGTCAAAGCGATAAACTTTGGGGCATTGCCTAACAATGCTAATAAATCTGTGGAGCACGGCGTAGAAGATATGGGAATATGTTTTGAACTCTTTGGAAATTCTTCCCCAAACAGTGCTCCGTCGATTGGCGTAAATTTGATTGGAGATAGCAGGGTTACCGAAATTTACCGTGCCGGCAATGTCATCTATATTGGCTCTCATGTAGCTTTCCAAACGTCTAGTGCTATTGTTGTCATGAAGTACACCAAAACCACGGATTAAGGAGGGCACTATGAAGATCATCAAATACCAGCTGGCGACAGAGATCAACCACGGCACCCCCGAGGAGCCTGACATCGAGACGGTGCTCTCCGGTGTTACGATGCCCTACACGGAGGCGAATTACGCCATCGCCCAGGCTGAAGCCTATCAAGGGCAGATTACCGTAGAGGACGATGGACAGCCGGAGCCGGCACCGGCCCCGGAGTATGTGACCTATGCAGAACTTGCGAAAGCAATCAGAGAGGGCGTGAACGAAGTATGACAGACAAGCAGTTTGTACTTACCACCATGCGGGATACCGGGCTTGCGAGGGCACAGACCCTCCAGGCCCAAGCCCCGGACATGACGGGGACGGAGCTGTATGCCTCCGAGGACTACATCCCCAGCTTTACGGCGGCCTGTGAGGCCATGAACATGCTGGAACGCAAAGCGGGCTTTGTCTGCCGGTCCACGGCGGGACGTGTGGTGCGTCTCCTCCAACCCTATGACAGCACCATCTACAACACCCAGGAGCCGGAGGAGCTGGAGGCCCAGTGGGGCTTTGTATGGTCCACAGACCCGGCCAAGGCCCTGCCGTTTATCGCCGTCTCCACTTCGCCGTATATGACCGGGGATTGCTGCACCTATGAGGGCCACGTCTGGCGCTCCGGGCAGGACTTCAATGTGTGGGAACCTGGAAGCGTGGGCGTGAAGTGGGAGGATTTGGGGGAGGTGTCCAATGGCTGACGAGAAGTGCGTTAGAGACCCCCGGCATGACTGCTTTGGCCTGGAAGCAGCAGCCCGTCTGGAGGGGCGTATCAAGGCTCTGGAGGACTGGCAGCAGGACTCCAAGAAGTTCCATAATTCGTTCTATGACTGGCAGCGGGAACAGATTGCCCGAGACGCCAAGCTGGACGAGCAGCTTTCCAACATGGATAAAAACATCGAAAAGCTTCTGGCAAAGCAGGAGGAACAGGCGGCAAAACCAGGGCGCCGCTGGGAGGCCATCGTGGACAAGTCCGTGTGGGCGGTGCTGGCGGCTGTGATTGCCTTTGTCCTGGCTCGTATCGGATTATAAGAAAGCGACGCCCCCGAAGGAGCGCCGCAAGCCCGTAGTATTCGTTGTCTCCGTCCATTGCGACTTAACGCGGAGGGAGCGCTATCAAAACAGCACACGTCTGCACAACGGGCAATAACATCTTACATCATTAGAAACCGGCGGTCAAGCCGGATATTTGAAAGGAGCTACCAATCATGAACAAGACCATCAATAACATCATCAATGACTTCAAGAGCGGCAAGATTACTGCGGAGGATGCCAACAAGCTGCTGGTTGAGGCTGGCGCCGGATTCTCCCTGAACCCCGAAAAGAACCCCGATGGCGGATGGACCGAGGCAGAGATGACGGAGGGATTCCTTCCCGGCGAGGAAAAGGAGCCTCTTCCGGACAAAGTAGACATGGGCCGAAATCAGGCGCTTGCCGGACAAGTGGTTCGCCAGAATACCAAGCGCGGAAAGTTTGATGTGACCTATGATGCAGACGGTTATGCCGTCAAGGCCATCCGAGTGTAATCGGGAGGTCTGATATGGACATTTCCTCTCTTGGCATCACCGGAGTGGCGGCTATCACCGTCATCTGCCTGCTGATTGGGCAGGGCGTGAAAGCGTCCTCTCTGGACAGCAAGTTCATCCCTATCATTTGCGGTGTCTGCGGTGCTGTGCTGGGTGTGGTAGGTATGTTCCTTATGCCGGACTTCCCGGCCACGGACTACATCACTGCGGCGGCTGTGGGCATTGTGAGCGGCCTGGCTGCTACCGGAGCCAACCAGGTAATCAAGCAGCTGGGAAGTGACAGTAAATGAGCTACACGCTGAAGGAACAGCTGGCGAACCCCGGGAACTATGGCGGTTCCCGGAACGCCAGCCAAATCCGGTATCTGGTGTACCACTACACGGGGAATGACGGGGACAAAGCTGCTAACAATGCAAATTATTTCAAAAATAACATTGTAAAAGCTTCTGCTCATTATTTTGTTGATGATGCTTTTGTTTATCTTTCTGTTCCAGAAAACAGGATTGCTTATGCTGTTGGTGGTAGTAAGTACGCCAATGCTAGCAAAACTGGTGGCGGCACCATGTACGGCGTCATTACCAACACCAACTCCATCAGCATTGAGATGTGCGACACCATCTGGAACGGTGTTTATCAGGCCAGCGAAGCAACCCTTGCCAACGCTGCCGCCCTGGGCCGGGCACTGATGGAAAAGTACGGCATCCCCATTGAGAACGTGTATCGTCACTTTGATGTGACCGGGAAGCATTGCCCGAGCTATCTCGTCGATGCCGGGAAGTGGGCGGAGTTCAAAGAGAGATTGGAGGAGCCTATGGACATTGAGCAATTGACAGAGGAGCAGCTTCTGCGGCTGGCGGAGCGGATGCAGGCGGCCCTGGGAAAGTGCCCTCTCGGAAGCACCCTGGCGTTGGAACTGGAGGAGGCAAAGGCTCTGGGGATTACGGACGGAAGCAGCCCCAACGCCTTCTGCACCCGTGCCCAGGCAGCGGTGATGGTGAAGAGGGCGAAATAGGAAAAGACTGCGGAGCGGATGAAATGACAGAAAGGACGTGAAACTGTGGCAACTGCCCGTGTCAGATTACCGGATAGCCTGGATGGCCTTATGCGCTCCCAAATGGAGACGGCCATCCGGGAAGCTAATCTTGGGAACGACGATACGGACATTGCCCGGCGCTACCTGATCGACCAAGTCCCGCAAATCGATATTGCAGCGGAGTTCGGCTGGGAGCGGTCTACCATCTCTCACCGAGTCAAACGGATTCTTCACAAAGTTGAAAGCACAGCTCAAAAACTACATTTCACATAACTTCACCTAAACCCCGCTTGGGCACCACCCAGGCGGGGTCTTTTTTTGCGAAAATATCATCAGGAGGACGTAAGGGACAAGGGCTGGTACACGTCGCCGCCCTCCTTGCGGCCTCCTGATTTTTTATATAAGGACGTGTTGATTTTGATTTTGAACGGTTCTGAATTGATTGCCCGTCTGGTGGCCTGCGGCTTTACGGAGTCCGCAGCAAGAGACACCTGCGAGAAGTATGCGGCGGAGGGAGACTTCTCCGGCCTTGAAGGGTTTATCCGGCAGAACGAGCTTTTTTATGATGACAGGAAACAGTACGTTTGAATATTACAACGCCAATAGAGACGGAAAGAACGTGGGCGATTGCACCGTCAGAGCAATTTCCGTTGCCCTGGATCAGGATTGGGACACCACCTATTGGGGCTTGTGCTGGGAGGGTTACCTTGCCGCAGATATGCCGTCAGGCAATCCGGTTTGGGGCAAATATCTCCGCCGTAAAGGCTGGCGGCGCTATCTGCCGGAGTACGAGGATATGACTGTACAGGAGTTCGCTCATGAGCATCCCTATGGCGTCTATCTGCTGGCCTTGGACACTCACATCGTCTGCGTCTTTGACGGGCGCATCGTAGACACTTGGAACAGCGGCGGAAAGACCGTGCTGTATTACTGGATGGAGGATTGAATATGCCGTATCAATATATGCCCGGCTATCAGCCGTATTATCAGCCGCCCATGGCGGACCAGCTGACGCAGCTGCGGCAGTCCTATCAGCCCATGCAGCAGCCGCAGCAAGCCCCGGCATCTCCGTCTATTGTGTGGGTGCAGAGCGAGATGGAGGCGGCTAATTATCTAGTCGCTCCAAACTCCGCCGTTACGTTATGGGACAGCAACTCTCCAGTGGTCTATCTCAAACAGGCGGACGCAAGCGGCAAGCCCAGCATGAAGATATATGACCTCGTAGAGCGCAATCAGAGGCTCGTACAGGCCCCACAGGCTCCGGCGGTAGAGTATGCGCCCCTGTCTCGTCTGGAGGCCCTGGAGGCCCGCCTGGATGCGCTGGCGGCAAAAGATAAGGAGGATACGGAATGAATCCCTTTTTCCAGGCGATGGGCGGCAACAGACAGCCCAACATGATGCAGCAGTTTCAGCAGTTCATGAACCAGATGAAGGGGAAGGACCCTAACGCCATGATACAAGAAATGGTATCCTCTGGCCGCATTTCTCAAGATCAGCTCAACCAAGTCCAAAAGCAGGCCCAGCAGATGCAGGGCATGTTTGAGGGGATGCGGGGGATGTTTGGGAAGTAAGTCTAAACTACTCTCTAAAGCTATAAAGTAAGTTTAGAGTTCAGAATCTAAATAAAAAAGTTAAGAAAACGCTTTCCCTTCTTCAAATCGCAAGAGAAATATGCCAACTATAGTTGCAATCTTTTGTGACTTAGTTTCAATTTGGTTTTAATCTAGTCTCAAAATCCCGGCCGGGTTTTGAAAATAAATCTACAAAGGAGATAACACAATGAGTCTTTCTTCTGACGGCGCTGTGATGACCATGCCCGTGACTCCTGCCTATCAGGGCGGAAACGGCGGTTTCGGCGGTTGGGGCGGCGATTGGGCCTCCTGGATTATCCTGTTCCTGATCTTCGGTATGTGCGGCTGGGGCGGCTATGGCGGCGGCTGGGGTGGTAACTCCGGCAATGGCCTGGGTTCTCCCTCTGGTCAGGGCTGGGCCACCAGGGCCGACATCAACGAGGGCTT